AGTTGCTTATCTACATGAAAATTCTCAAGAAGCCTAAAGCAGTTCTTATTTATGAAAATAAAAACAATCACGAGTTGCTTATTCTTCCAGTAGAAGTAAATGATTATTATCGTCGGTGGGTAGACCAGACGTTTGAATGGATGAGATCAGTTCGTAAGGCTTGGGTCGACAGAACCCTACCTGAAAAGAACTATCGCTCTAATTCAAAGATTTGCAAATCATGTCCTATTAAAAAGGCTTGTGCAGATGCTGGTAAGGGAGACTTTAAACTAAAGTCTTTGGAGCCTATAGATGAAGCATTGTCAATGGTGTGATCAACAATTTAAAACAGATATAACATATCAGATATATTGTTCACCAGAGTGTAGAGACCAGTCGACAAAAGAAAAAATTGCTGCAAGGTATATGGTTTCTAGACGACAAAAAAGAATAGGTAAGGAAAGAACTTGCAAGTCATGCAAAGAGTCTTTGTCAATCTATAATGATGACAACCTTTGTGTAAAATGTAATGTCAATCCTTCTGACGTAGCAAAAGCATTAAAAGAAATTAAGGATAATTTAAAATGAAACTAGCAGAGGCAATAGGAACTAAAATTCCAAATACGATTTGTGCAATTGATGCAAGCACAAACAGTCTTGCCTTTGCTATTTTTAATACTCAACAAAAGACTTTAGAGTCAGTAGGAAAGATTACCTTTAAAGGTAAAGACACCTATGAAAAAGTTATGGATGCTGGACAAAAAGTTAAGTTGTTTCTAGATATGTACGGCGGATTTGAAGCCATTGTAATTGAGCACACAGTATTTATGAACAGTCCCAAGACAGCAGCAGACCTGGCTTTAGTTCAAGGAGCAATTCTTGGATCAGCAGGTCAGTCTGGAACCAAAGTTATAGGCAAGGTATCTCCAATTACTTGGCAAAACTTTATTGGTAACAAAAAGATTTCCAAAGATGAGCAACTGTTTATTCGTTCTCAGAATCCTGGTAAGTCAGTTTCTTGGTATAAAACTTATGAGAGAAATCTTCGTAAAGAAAGAACAATTAAGTTTATTAATATTAACTATGATAGAACGATTACAGATAATGATGTTGCGGATGCTTGCGGAATTGGGCACTGGGCATTAAAAAATTGGGGAAAGGCTATAGGTACGGAATAATGGATAGAGATCCTCTTAAATTTAAGGAAGAAGAGCAAGACGTTATTTTAACTGTCAGGACTCTTGCTCCTACGAAATGGATACTTTTAGATAGAGAGACTGGACAAATTTATCAAGGCAGCCCAAAGGGGCACTGGGATAGACTTGATCCAACTATTAAAGAATACAAGGAACAGTAAGATGGCAAAGATATTAGTATCAATAATTTCTTATAAGGAAGGAGATCTTCTTGGAACAGTTAAAGACTGCTACGATAAAGCAAAAAATAAAGAAGATCTTGTGTTCTCTATAGTAGAAGAACACTATCCAGAATTTTATTCAGATTTAAGTTTTGTGCCAGAAAAGCAAATGCTTTACAGAAAGTTTGATCTTTCAGAATACAGAGGAATACTTTGGGCACGAGATCTAACAACAAGAGAGTTGCCATTTGAGTATGATTACGTTCTTTTTATTTGTGGGCATACAAGGTTTGAGCAAGACTGGGACACTACATCTCTTGAAGAGTATGCAAAAGCAAAAGCAAAGTCTGAAACTGGTAAAGCAATTCTAACTCTTTGTCCACCAGACTTTGAGTACAATGATGATTGGTCTATTAGATATAAGGATAAGGTAAGGACAAACCTATACCACCCATCTATAACTGGTTGGGACCCAAGAATTCAGGAAGTAACAGACTTTATTCCAGGGTATTGGTTTCCAGTTGGAAGTGTTCCACCTGACGACGACGATGTTCATGAGAATTATTGGGTACACTTCACATGGTGTTTTGCAGAAAAATCATACATTGATGAAGTTCCTCTAGATCCAGAAATGAATTTTAATGGAGAAGAGCCATATGTTGCTTTACAGTCTTGGGGTAGAGGATGGAGAATGTTTGCAACATCAAAAATTTTTGCTTACCACCATCTTTCAAGGCAGTACCCAGGGGAAAAGTTAAGCAGATATAGTACTGCAAGACCATGGGCAGACGATAAGAAAAAAGATCATTGGGAACACTCAAGGAATGCGATGTTAAAACTTAACTTGCTTTTTTCTGGAAGGCTAACTGGGGTACATGGAAACATACCTTTAGAGGTTACTCAAGAGTATTGCAGAAGAAGTGGTATTAATTTAAAAATGACAGAATATAATCCAGAATATGACAAGGTCGATGGTTATCAGCATATGATGTCAATTAAAGATACTGCCCCCGTAACAAGGGAAGACTTAGACTGGAAAGTTCCTGGGGTTGACAAATAGACTCATGGCTGCTAAACTATATACAAGCGAGACTTTTATGCGTAAGAGATATCTTATGGATAAGAAGACTCCAGAAGAGATTGCAAAGGAGTGCGGAGTGAGTCTAGAGACCATTTATGTTTACCTTGCTAAATTTGGATTAAGGAAGTCGAGACGATGAGTAAATTTGAGAAGGCTTTGGTAGCACTTGCAGTAGCAGGCACTGTTGGTTTTGCTTTTGCATTTGCTACACTAAAAGGAATCCCAGAAGCGTTTGACTGGGAACTTGATGACGAGGAATCCTATGAGTGATAACTTAAACATAACAGTTGACCAAGTAAATAACCCATTGCACTACACATCAGATCCTTCAGGTATTGAGTGCATTGAGATTACCAGACATAGAAACTTTAACATTGGCAATGCCTTTAAGTATTTGTGGAGAGCAGGACTCAAGGACGAAGCAAAGACCATTCAGGATTTAGAAAAAGCAATCTTCTACATCAAAGATGAAATTAATAGACTAGAGGGAAAGTATGTCAACTGAAGATGATCTAGTTAAGCACCTTGATCAAGTAAACCAGGTAGTAGAAGAATACCTTAAGGGTAATGACCCAACTGTAATCTCTAAGCAACTTGCAATACCAAGACAAAAGGTTGTAACACTTATTAACGAGTGGAAGGTTATGGCATCTGCTAATGATGCTATCCGTGCTCGTGCTAAAGAAGCCCTGGCAGCAGCAGATACACACTATAGCAAACTGGTATCTCGCACATACGAAGTTATTGACGAAGCATCTATGACTAATAACCTTAGTGCAAAAACAGCAGGCATTAAACTTGTAATGGATATAGAGTCAAAGCGTATCGATATGCTTCAAAAGGCTGGACTACTTGAAAACAAAGAGTTAGCAGAAGAGATGATGGAAATTGAAAAGCGACAAGAGATTCTTGTTTCAATACTAAAAGACATTGCTTCTGAACATCCTGAAATCCGTGATGAGATTATGCGTAGGCTATCCTCATTTGCAAAAGACAACGAGGTGATTACCGTTGTCCACGATGTTCAATGAGTTTCTTGAGGCACTACAGGACGATCATTTTAATGAGATGCCAGTAGATGCAAAAACATTTGTTGAAGGAGAAGCCTATCTTGGACAGCCCCCGCTGTCTGATATACAGTATGACATTGTAGAAGCAATGAGCCAAATTTATCGCAAAGAAGATTTGATAAATATAATGGGCGAAGAAAAAGGAATTCAGTATTACAATAAATATACAAAGAATGAAATTATTCTGCAACTTGGCAAGGGATCTGGAAAAGACTTCGTATCAACAGTAGCCTGTGCATATATCGTATACAAACTCCTATGTTTAAAAGACCCAGCAAAGTATTTTGGTAAGCCCTCTGGAGATGCTATAGATCTAATCAACGTTGCTATCAACGCACAACAAGCAAAGAATGTTTTCTTTAAAGGTTTTAAATCTAAGATTGAAAGGTCTCCTTGGTTTATAGGAAAGTATTATGCCAAGGCTGACTCAGTTGAATTTGATAAATCAATTACTGTTTACTCTGGTCACTCAGAGCGTGAGTCACACGAGGGTTTAAACCTTTTACTTGCAGTACTTGATGAGATTTCTGGTTTTGCATCTGAAGTTGGAACAGGCAATGAACAAGGAAAGACTGCTGAAAATATCTACAAAGCATTCCGTGGATCAGTAGACTCTCGTTTCCCTGATCTTGGTAAGGTAGTTTTGCTTTCTTTTCCAAGATATCCAGGCGACTATATTTCAGAAAAGTACGATGATGTTATTGCTGAAAAAGAAGTAATAGAGAGAACACACAAGTTTACTATTAACCCGTTACTTCCAGAAGATAGTCCAGATAACTCTTTTGAAATTTCCTGGGATGAAGATACAATTCTTTCATACAAGTATCCAGGAGTGTTTGCATTAAAGAGACCAACGTGGGAAGTAAACCCTACCCGCAAAATTGATGACTTTATGATTGCATTTATGACAGACCTTGGAGATGCAATGATGCGCTTTGCTTGTGTACCAACCTTTGCATCTGATGCATTTTTTAAACAGGTAGAAAAAATAAGATCCTGTATGACATTAAGAAACCCAGTAGATACCTTTAAAAGGTTTGAGGAATCATTTAAGCCAGATCCAGACAAGGTTTATTATGTACACGCAGACCTTGCACAAAAGCACGATAAATGTGCGGTAGCAATTGCTCACGTAGATAAGTGGGTAAATATCCAGGTAATTAATAACTACGAACAAGTAGCACCAATTGTAGTGGTAGATGCAGTGGCATGGTGGGAGCCAAAGGTAGAAGGCCCAGTTAATCTTTCAGAAGTAAAGCAGTGGATACAGAACTTAAGAAGACTTGGTTTTAATATTGGAATGGTTTCATTTGACCGTTGGCAATCCTTTGATATTCAAAATGAACTAAAGCAGGTAGGAATGAGGACTGATACTGTTTCTGTTGCTAAAAAGCATTATGAGGATATGGCTATGTTAGTGTATGAGGAAAGACTGGCTATGCCAGCAATTGAACTCTTGTTTGATGAACTAACACAGTTAAAGATTATGAAAAATAATAGAGTTGACCACCCCCGTAAAAAGTCTAAGGATTTAGCAGATGCGGTGTGTGGTGCAATCTTTGGGGCTATCTCTCATACTCCAAAGGATCAAAACCAAGTGGTTGAAATTCACACTATTAGTGATAGGCCTAAGCAAGTTGACAGCCTCTCTGATAACGTGATACAATATAAACCTATGCCAGAAGATGTAAAAGATTATCTGGATAGATTTAATTTACTATAAACAAGGAGAAAAATGAATTCATTTAAGAAAATCGCTTTAGGACTCGCTGCAGCAATGTCCTTTGGCGTACTATCAGCACTTCCGACAAGTGCTGCTGTAAATGCACCAACTCTAACTATTGATTCAGCAACAGATGCTGTAGTCACTGGTGAGTCTGCAACAGCAGTAGTTACATTGTCTTTTATTTCAGAAACATCGGCAGATACTGCAACAGTTATCTCTGCTATGTTTACACAACCAACAGGATCAGCAAAGTCTGCAACCCTGTCACTTTTAGAAACATCAACAGCCTCAGTAGTAATTGCAGGCAACAATGTTTCAGCAAACATTAACGCAACAGTTAATACTCCAACATATGTAACAGCAAAGTTCTTGGTAACTTTGAGTGCTCCTGCAGTAGCAGGAACATATGATGCTAAGATTTTAACAACTAGCCCAGTCAACGGGCCATCAGTATCTTGGACAGTAACAGTTAAGGCAGCGGATCTAACTCCATCTGCTTCAACTACTACATCTATCCTTAATACTGGAGAGACAACTTCTGCAACAGCAGATGCTTCAGTCTATGCACCAAAGGCTACTTCTACAGATGCAGCAGCAGTTATTGTTGTTACACCTAAGAATGCAGCAGGCGGATCTGCAACAGAGTCAATCCTTGCAACCGTTTCAGGTTCTGGACTTATTGGTTATGGCACAAATGCTACAACAATGTCTGCAACAGGTCGTGCATTGGTAATTCCTACAGGAAACCACATTGGCGTATTTGCTGACGGTACAGCAGGAGTATCAACAATTACTCTTACTACCCTTACAGGTACAGTTATTGCAACCGAGAAGGTAACATTCTACGGAGACATTGCTACAATCATAGCAACTCCAGTTAAGTCTGTTATCCCAACAGGTGCAAATGCATCAACAGTTAAGGCAGTAGCATACGATGCTGCTGGAGTAACAGTTGGAGCAGGAACACTAAATGCTTATTCAAGCGATGTAGCAGTTGTATCTGATTCAGGAACAGCAGCGACTATTGTTAATGGTGAAGCACTATTCACACTTACTGGCCTTAAGGCTGGCGGAGTAGCAATAACAGTTAAGTCTGGAACAATCTCTTCTAATCCAGTATCTACTCGTGTAGAGGGTGCTGCAGCAACTGTAAAGTTGTCTTTTGATAAGGAAGTTTATATGCCAGGAGAAGCAGCAACCATTAAGGTTCAGGTTCTTGATGCATCAGGACTTCCACTATCTGGAAAGACACACGCTAATCTATTTGCTACAGGTGGAATTACTTCTACTTACGCATTTGGTTCAGGATCAGATG